AAGTAATTTCTTAAACATTGAAGGTTCTCAATTAAAAAATGAACTTGATATGGATATGACAAAGCCTAACTTTAGTAGCTCTAATAGGACACCTAGTGTAACTGCTGACTTTGGTGGTTCTTCTTCATTCCAACAATCAGGTATTGTTGAAAGAGGTTTAAGGACTGTACCTCAAGGTTTTGATTATGCTTATGAGAACGTTAAGAGGATACCAGATATTGAACAAGATGATATAGATCAACTTGGTAATCACTTTGTTAATCAATTGACAGAAGAAGGTGCTTTAGGTAATTTAATTCAAAGAGGTATACAAGGTTCAATTACTAGTGATCAACTTGATCCTAATTTTGACCCTAAACAGGATATGCTTTATGAAGAATTAACTAAAGATTTATCTAGTGAAGAGTTAACTAGTTTATTGGAAGACTACTCTTATAATCAAAAAGATTTTAGGACTGTAGCTACTCTAATGCAGCAAAGAAATAAAAGAATCCAAAGCATGTCTGAATATGCAAAAGAGAATCCAGTATTAAATGCTGCAGGTTTCATGGGTGCTTTAATGACTGATGCTGTTGTTATGATGCCAGTAACTAGTGCAATTGCTGCACAAGGTGCTGCTACACTAACTGGTTCTAGTTTGAAATCACTAAGTGCTGCTAAGAAATTAGGTTGGCTTACTGCTGCTGAAACTTTAGAGCAAGGTGGTCAAGAATTGGTATGGGATGCTTATAAGAAAGATTATGAGTTCAGCTTACCAATATTCATGGCAGGAATTGGTATGGGTGTAGGAGTTAGAAGTGTAGTTGATAACGTACAAAATAATAAAATGATAAGAGAGTTAGTTAGTAATGAAGAAGGTTTTATAAATCTTGGTAAGAAAGAAGCTAAGGAATTAGTTAGAGTTGTTGCCAAAGAAGCTGATAGTGAACAAGCTGTTCAATTAGCTAGTAGACTTTCTGAACTTAAATTAGCTAAAGCTCAAGAAATTAGAAAAGGTTTATTACAGGATTATGATTTAGTTCAAGTAGGTATTCAAGAAGCTAAACAAACTCTTAGACAATCTGTAAAAGGTTCAAGTGAAGCAAAATTTGCTAAAAGTGAAGTACAGAGATTACTAAGAAAAGCTAAGACTATGGAGAAACATACTGGACAAGAATTAAGACAAGTACTATTAGGTACTCATCCTAAATTAACTACAGCTTTAAATCCTGAATTTGGTTTAAAGAGAATGACTAAGGAATTAGGTATTGACCATAAATTGGTAGATACACCAGATAAACTTAGAGAATTTTTAGGTATTAGATCAGGTAAGTTTGCTGAAAGTATTATTGTTGATGGTGAGAAAGGTTATGAATTAGTATTAAATAAACAGTTAAAAGAACTTAGTGATAATAAAAGAATTAACGCTAATCACTTTTTGACTGAAGTTTCTAATACTATGAAAACATCACCTACCGATATTAATGCAGGAATTAGTAGACATTTACAAGGTTTAGGTAATAAAGCTAGTGACTTCATTGTTAATCAAGCTAATACAGATAGTAGTATGACAAAATACTTATTTAACAAAGGTAACTTAGTTAATAGTGAAAATGCTCATGTATCTGGATTTTACAATTGGTTAGCTCCTGATAACTCAGGTAGACAAGGTATGTCACATATTAGAGCAGGTGAAACTAAAACTATTTATAGAAATAGATATCATGGATCTATGATGGATAATTATAAGACTCAAGGGTATGAATTACTTAAACATATGAACAGTGATAAATCTTTAGCTAATAAGTTAAGTGTTTATACTGATTTTGCTAAGTTTGAGAATGATGTAGTTCCTATATTTAGAGATAGGTTAGTTATGGATAAAGCAGATTTCATGAAGAAATATCCAGATACTAAAGTACAAGAAATATCAGATACTTTTGCTAAAGGTTATAACCAACTTAATAAAGAAGTTGCTGATGATGCGATATCTAAAGGAGTACTAGGTGTAGGTGCAAATTCTGAGAATTATATTCATAGATCATGGGCTTCAGATAAAGCTAGGTTAATACCAAAAGAAGACTTACGGGAAGCTATATATCAAGGTATGCATAAATCTATATTAGATGCAGGTTTACCTTTTGATGAAACTTTCTTAAGGACTGAAGCTAAGAACTTTGCTTTTGGTTTACAGAGTAAAGATATCACTAATCATATAGAAGCTAATTCTACTTATATTGAGAATCTTAATAAGTTTCTTAAATCTGCAGAAGGTTCTAGTGACTCAGGTGTTAAAGGTGCAGTTGAATCAGCTATTCAGAAAGCTAATGCACAGAAGACAGCCAATGAGTTAGGTGAATTAGGTAAGAGAGCTGAGATTGATATAAATGCTGAGATACCAAATTCAGGAGGTAAAACTTTAGCCGATTTAATGGATGATAACTTCATAGCTACTCAAGATAGATACAATAGTAGAATGGCAGCAAGAACTGCAGCAGCAGAGCATGGAATTAAAGATATTAAAGTTTTAGATAGTTGGAGAGCAGATGCTATACTAGCTGAGAAGAAACGATTAATAGAAACTAATGATCCTCATATTGCAGCTAATGTTGAATATTTAGATAAAGTATTGAAGCAAGATATTAAATCTTTTCAATATGGTGGTCTAGGTGGACAAGGTGATGTTCTAGAAGCTGACATGAATGATGTTATGCGATTAATGAAGAAGATTACTGTTACTAACTTAATGCAGAATGTAGGTATTGCATCTATGGCTGAATTTGGTGGTACTGTTAGTGAGATAGGTATGTTTAATGCTTTAAAATCTACAATAGATCCTATACAACAAATGATAAGAAAGAATCATATTCTAGGTTCAGGTGTTACAAATATTAGAACACTGACTGATGATATGTCTGCTCTTACAGGTATTGGTATGGGTGATATGGCTTTTTCAAGTAGAGGTGTATCTCAAGCAGAACAAATTTACAAAAATGGTGTAATGTCTAGTGTTGAGAAATCAATTGATGCTATGGGTTCAGTTACTCAAAACACTTTAGGGTGGGTAGAGACTGTAGGTCGTAAAGCAACAAGTAATGGTTTAGCTATTAAATGGGGACAACACTTTAAGGGAAATGAGCCTAAAGGGATAATTTCTAAGTTTATGTCATTTGATAAAGTGACTACTAATAGAACTTTAGAAAATTCTGGTTTAGGTACATGGATTGAAGAAGGTGGTAAACAAGTATTCAAAACTAATGACACTTATGATGCTATTAAGAATAATTATCTTAAACATGTTTCATTTGATGAGAATGGTAGTGTTAAAGCTATGAACTTTGATAAATGGGATGCAGATGCAAGAGATTCATTTAGGAATACTATTAAATTACAGACTTCACATATATATGCTGATCCAGACTCAACTACTGCTGCACATTGGCAAACTACTTCTCTAGGGAGAATATTAAACCAATTTAGAACATTCAGTGTAAACTCAACTTCTAAGATTGCAGGATTTACTTATGGAAATTTAGTTAATGGTATAAAACACCAAGATGCTGATGAAGTACTTAAGTTTAGTAATAAGATGTTTTGGGCAGCTACTATGGGAACTTTAGCTGTAGGTGTAAGGGATGAACTTACAAGTGCAGGTACAGGTAATGATAAAGGTTTTAGTGAATTAGCTAGTACACCTTTACAATCAATAGCTATAGGATTTAGTAGAAGTTCTCTAATCGCTAACATGGATACAGTTAACGGAATAGGTGGAGCACTATTTGGCTATGATAATATATTTAATAGATCAAGTTTTACAGGTAGAAATAAGAACTTCTTTAATCTAGCTGAGACACCAATTGGTCAATTAGGTACAAACGCTTTCAAAGGAGCATCAAGTTTAATACAAGGTGATTTAGAAGGTGCAGGTAAAGCTGCAGGTAAACTAACACCATTTAAGAGACAACTTGGTATTCAACAAATGATAAATATTTTAAACAAATAGGAGGACATTTATGGCAAATTTAAGTAATGTTACCTATACAGCTAATGGGGCTACTACGATATTCGTAGTGCCTTTTAGTTATATAGAAGAACCAGATATTACTGTTACAGTTGATGGAGTCACTAAGACAATAACAACTGATTATACATTTAACGGTTCAGGGGATGTAGTATTTAATATTGCACCACTAAATCTTGAGGTAGTTTATATATCTAGAGATTCTGATGTGACCCAAAGAGTTACTAGTTTCTCAGATGGATCAGAATTAACAGAAGCAGATTTAAATGATAATGGAGATCAATCTTTATATTTACATCAAGAGACAAGAGATTTAATTAATACACTTAACGTAGACAATGCCTCTGTATTAGGTAGAGTAGTTCAGAATGAAGCTGATATTGCATCTAATGATGCTGATATTGCAGTACTAGTAGGGGCTGTTGCAGATAATGTTAATGATATAGCAACTAACATATCTAATATAGATACTAATTCTAGTAACATTGATACTAAAGTTACAGGAGCAGCTAGTTCAACAGATAATGCTATACCTAAGTTTGATAGTACTACTGGTAAGATCATCCAGAACACAGGAGTTACAATTAGTGATACTGATGAAGTTAGTACATCTGGTGACTATGTAGTGTTCCGAGGTACATCTAAAGAAATGGAACTTGGTGAAGAAGTATTAGAAAGTTTATCTACAGGTGTAACTGCTCCTATTACTTTATCTATTAATGGTGGAGATACAACTAAGTTTGATATATCTATTGTTGATGGTCATATCGTAAATAGAGAGTTAGATACTTATGTAACTATAGCTTATGCAGGTTCAACTGGTAATTCAGTTAGTGCTGTTAATGGTGTAACTTATATATTTATTGATAAATTAGGTGCTGTCGTTAAACAGACTACTGCCCCAACACCAAGTGATCTAAGAGAAATGATTTACTTAGGTAGAGCAATTGCTATAGCAGGTACAGTAGTACAGGTTTTAGCTGAACCAATTCCTATTGAGAATGTTGCTAGTGCAGTTTCAGATTTAGCTAAATCTATAAGAATATTTAATGCATCTGGTAACTTAGTTACATCAAATGGTTCAAATATGAATTTAGATAAGTCCTTAGGTTATCTCTACTCTTATGGGTCAAATTATGCTACGGATAGGAATAATCCAAGTTTAGTTACAGTAGCAGCTAGTACAATTAGTTCATTCGCATACATAACTCAAGCAGCAGGGTCTACAGAGGCAGCTACTACAGCAATAGACGCTACTTATTATGATGCATCTGGTACTAAAACACTTATTACTGGTGCAGGTAAGCAAGCAACAGTTCAACGTATTTTCTTATTCCCATCTGGTGCTATAAGAATTGCTTATGGACAAACTGTTTATCCTACTCTAGCAGAAGCGATTCAAGGTACAACTAGTGAAACATTTATAGACAATCCAAACATATTTGGTAATGGTATTCTTATAGGTATGATAGCTTTAAGAAAAAATACTACAGATTTATCTAACTCAACTCAAGCTAGATTTTTAGTAGCTTCTAGGTTTGGTGAAGGATCAGTTGGAGCAGCAGGGCAGTCTGTATCTAGTTTACAAGACGCTTATAGCAACTCTAGTGTTGGTGAAGTTGTTTTAGATTCAACTCTAGGTGCTGTTAAAGTTAGAGATAATGGTACACCAATTGGTGCAAACTTATTTGAAGTTACTGATAATTCAGGATCTACAAAATCTTTAGAAGTAAAGATAGATTCAGTAGATGTGAGTAGTACACTTAATATGAAAGAAATTTCTACACCTAGTACTCCTGCGAGTGGCTACAAGTCAATCTATCCTAAGACTGATGGTAAGGTATACACACTTGATGACACTGGAACGGAAAAGGAAGTTGGATCTGGTGGTGGTGGTGGTTTAGATACTGTCCATACTGAAACATTTGAGGATACTATTAATGCATCAAGTTTCACATCAGGTAATAACGCTACATATGATAACGGAGGGACACTAGATGGTACATTAAGTGATGATACAGTTACTAATATATCAAGTAATACGTCACTTAAGTATTTGATGGGTGCAACAAGTACAAACGACTTTATTAAATCACCTGCTATAGCATTAGACGCTAAGCAGCAATCACAGACATTAGGTATGAGTTTTTATTATACTTATGATGGTGCTGATGATGATATTAAAGTAGTTGTGTATGATGATACTAATTCAGAAGTTATGACGACAAGTATTGACTTTCTTAAGGCAAGTAGTACTCCTCAGAGATTCTCGGTACAATTCCCAACTAACTCTGATACCGCTAATTTGCACTATGGGATCCAAGTTGTTACTGGTAATTCTGGTAAGATACTAGTTATTGATGATGTTGAGATTAGTAGTAATCCTTTTGTAAGTAAAGATTTATTGGATACTCAAAACTTTGAAGAAGATAGTCCAACTATGACAGCTAGTACAGGAGACTTAAGATGGGGAGCTATTTCACATACAGGATCTAATATACTAAACTATGATGATTCAAATGGTAGGTTTACTGCCACTAGAGAATGTCAAGTATATGTTAGTTTTTCAGGATTTGCATCAACATCTATATCATTTAATATAAAGAAAAATACTGTAACTGTTATGGTAGGAGCCGCCGCCGCTAATACTCAAGATACTCCATCGGCGACGCTAAAATTAAATGAAGGAGATTACGTTGTACTTAATACTACTACAACTATTATATCCCCTAAACTCACTATAACAGCAACAGCAGAAACAAACCACATCGTAGCTTACAACTCTCGTAACGCAGAAAACAGCATGGTAAGACTTCATACTGGTAATGGTCATGGTAGTACTAATACTGCAATCCGCCGCTTCTCGACAGCAGTCGATAATATTGGTAATGCTATCACATATGCTGATAGTTCAACAGATGGGGCTAGTTTTACAATCAATGAAGACGGGTTGTATTATATTTCATATAGTGATGGTAGAAACGCATCAGGACAAGATAATATAGGTATTAGTTTAAATTCTACTCAACTAACTTCAAATATTGCAACTATTAATGCAGCAGATAGGTTAATTGAAGAGGTAAACACTCCTTCAAATCCTTCAGCATTATCATGGGCAGGTCAACTTTCTAAAGACGATGTAATTAGAGCGCATACAGGATCTACAGCAAACTTAACTACTGCAACATCTTTCACAATATCAAAAATAGGCGTTGGAGATCTTCTCGGAGTCCCTACACCTCGCACAGCTTATATCAAGGATGTTAAGTCAAGTGGTACAAACGGTGGTACTTTTACTTCTGGAGCTTGGCAAACTAGGGACTTAAATACGCTAGAAGGTGACACTGAGTTCGTAAGTTTGAGTAGTAACCAGTTTACGTTACAAAGTGGTAAGTATAATATAGAAGCATATGCTCCTGCAATGCAAGTTAATGGACATGTTATAAAAATTAGAGATATTACTAGTAGTGTAGATATTATTATAGGAACATCTGGTTATGCAGCAACTTCCGGAGCATCTAACTTATCTAAAGCAATAAGTGATTTAGAAGTTATATCAAATACTACATTTGAAGTCCAACATAGATGTAATACTACAAAAGCTACTAACGGACTAGGAAATCCACTTAATTTCGGAGTAGATGAGGTTTATACCACTATTAAAATCACAAAGCTACCATTAGGAGGCAACAAATGAGTGAAGAAATTATAGAAGAAGTCATTGAACTATCTCAGGAAGAATTAGATGTTATTGAAGCTGAACGTATTGAAGCAGAAAGACTAGCAGAGGAAGCTAGGGTTGAAGCAGGTCGTATATTAGAAGTAGCAAGGATAGTTGATATCAAGGATCGATATAAAAACCTTAAAGACCACAGGGCTGCAGGAGCGGCTCTTGGTATTTCTAATGTAGACTTACATGTTAAGAAGATTTGTGATAATAGTGACAAGGTTAAAGCGGAAGCTGACATAGCTGAGTTAGAGTCACAGGATTCTATTCAACATGTATCTAGACAATCTACTGAGTACATTGAAAAACGTAAGAGTGAGTATAGAAGTATTGAAGAAGTAATACATACTATTCTTGATCATGGTTTAGATTCTCAAGAGTTTATTGAGCTACAGAATGAAAGGGCAGCTATTAAAGCTAAGCACCCTAAAGAATAATAATTAATGGGGAGGTAGTCAATACTATCTCTCCTTATTTACAAAGGAGATTATATGGCTGAAAAGAAATCTAAATGGCAGAAAATGTTTAGTGCAGGGTTTACAGGTGAAAAACTTAAATTAAGTAAACGTGAGCAACAGAAGCAGCAAGTAGAAGCTATGAAAGAAAAGGCTAGAAAAGAAAAAGCTGCAATGGATAAGCGAGGATATTAATAGGAGGTAAACTTTGAGAAAAGGAGAATATGAAAGACTAGATGATAAATTAGATAAACAAACAGAGATACTAATGGCAATAAAGAATGATATTGCTAAAGAGATTAGTTTATTAAAACTAGCTCATCAAAAATTAAAATATATGGTAATTATATGTGCAGTAACAGTAGGTATGACATTAGGTAAACCTGCATTAGCTCAACTTATACCATTAATATTATAAGGAGATTATATGTCTAAAAAGACATTGAAAGCCAATGAAGACATGTTAAATGAACTACACCAGATGGTCGCTCAGGACTTAATTATGAAGATTAAGTCTGGAGAGGCTACAGTTCAAGAGTTAAGTGCAGCTATTAAGTTTCTTAAGGATAATGATGTGACTGCAGATATTGAATATAGTACACCAGTTAGACAGTTAGAACACGAAGTTGTAGCTGTTGGTGAACTACCATTCTTGGAGGATGAAGATGAAGAGTCGTAGATTAACTAGGATTATATGTAGACTTTTATGTGCCATATTATATTTACCCTCAGAAATACTTATACGTCTAGGTGAAGGTGTAGATGATATTATGCGTAATTTAAGGAGATACTAGATGAATCTGACTGATAAACAAATAGATGCTATGAAGAAAGATTTTAGAAATTATGCTCATGTTATATGGATGCACCTTGAGCTACCACCATTGACACCTATACAAAATGATATATGTACTTATTTACAGCATGGTGGTGATAGGATACAGATAGCGGCTTTTCGTGGTGTGGGTAAGAGTTATCTTACTTGTGCTTATGTAACGTGGTTGTTATGGAAGGACAAAGAGCATAAAGTTATGGTAGTATCAGCAGGACGTGATCGTGCAGATGCCTTTGCTATATTCGTTAGAAACATAATTCGTGATGTTCCTTTCTTAAAACACCTAGAACCAGATAAGTCTAAAGGT